CGACAGCACGGCCCGGATGCTTTCCCGGTGTGCGGCGCGCAACGCGCGGGCGTTTTCTTCCTCTTCGGCGTCCGGTTCGTCCGGTTCGGGCGGCGGATCTTCCCCTGGCACCGGCTCAGGCACCGGCTCGGGCTCATCCTCTCCGATGATGCCGACGTTCAAGGGCTTCGTGAAGAATTGCAACTCAGGCTCGCTGTTCATGCTCTCAATGCGCCTCACTTCGTCGGGCTGCATCCAGCCAACGCCGCCGGTCGCAATCTTGTGGGCTTCGAAGCGTGACTTGGTATCGCCACGCAACAGGGCGGAAACGATGAACTCCGTGAAGAATGCTGAACGGCGCGGCGCGGAAAACAGCTTGTAATTGCACTCAAGTTCCCAACGCCGGAGCCACCGCATCATCGTCCATGTCACAAACTCGATCTGCTGATGCTCGATGTTGCTGAACGTCGCGTTTTCGTTATCAACCAGCATGTGGGCCGGAACTTGGAACCAGCGCGCCACGTCGCGGACACTGAATACGCGCGTTTCGAGGAACTGGGCATCCTCCGGCGGTATGCCGATGGCGTTGTACTCCATGCCCTCTTCGAGGATGGCCGTCCGATTACGATTCGCCGGGCCGCCCCCGTTCGCGCGGTTCCACGAGTCAAGGAGCAACTGTTGCGCCGGCGCGTCGAGTGTCTGGGGATGCTGAAGTACGCCGCTCGGGGTTGCGCCGTTCCCGAAGAAAGACGCGCCAAACTGTTCAGTAGCAACGCCAAGACCCAGATTCTCGCGAGCCTTCCCTACCACGGAGTATCCTTCCAGGCCATTCCAGCCGAGGCCACGAATATGCAGCATGTCGCGCGCTTCGATTGGGGCCACGCCGCCACTGTTTGACGTGACCTCGTAGATCAGCGTCCCGTCTTCGAGCAGCCTTGGCTTTGTTCGGTCCGGCCGCAAAGGCCACAGGTTGATCGGCACGCCGCCGCGGTTGCGCTCGATCTCGGCATATCCGTTGCCCCACAGCAGGACGTGGGCCTGAATCGTCTCGCGGAAAATCAGCGGGTCCATGAGCGGATTCGTGCGATCATGCAAGATCTTGTACACGGGGTCGCGGGTTGCCTTCTCTTTCCCTTCGTCCACGCGCCGGAACACGGCGAACGGCAGCACGCCAAGAGCCCCGGCGATGATCGACACGGCCGCCCAGACAGGCGAATACTCAAGGGCGTTTTCTTCGTTGATGTCAACGCCGGCCGTGGTCGTACCCCCCCCGCCAAACAGCTTGCTGATCCAGTATGACGGGCTACTCGGGCTTGATCCGGGCAGCTTGTCTGCACGCGTCGAGAGTATGTCTGCGAGAATCATCCTTTGATTCTGCCTTTCGCCTGCGACCATTCGGATTGGGCAAAGACCACCGCGCCTGTGATGGTCAGGCACAGCGGTATTGAGTAGAGCCATAGGCCGGCTGCCATGGTCAAGAGGCCCACCACTGAAGAAACGGTTTTCATTGTGGCTCCATTGGCGCATGGACTCGGACGATCACAGTCCGCCCAGGGGGCAGGCTGAAGTCGTGCAAGTCCGGCGTCATAGCGGCGTCAGCCGCAACCTTGGCAACGTAATCAGGGACAGTCATGCCGGCCGCCTCAGCGGCCCGGCGCACGGCCGCGCCTTGCTGATCGGTCATGCGGACCACGAGTTGGCAGGGCTTATCGGTCATAAAAGATTCCCTATGAACTTGCCGTCTTTCATCAATCGGCCAGGGGGCGGCTCTGGCGGCTCGGGCGGCTTGGGCGGATCGGGGATTGCTGTTCTGAACGCCTCATATTCTTCGTCCGTCAGAACTTGGCCCTGTTTGAGGACTCCTAGCTGCAAGCCCTCTTCGAGAATCACCGCAGGATTGCGCTTGAGGTTGATCATGCGCGCCAAGGATTCTTTGAGAGATTCGGCCATGGCGGGATGCATTTCCCCTGGATAGGAAAGGACGATCACGTCGCCGGGCTGAAGTTCTGCCATGGGCAGCGAGAAGCCCTGGATGACGACTGCCGTTGCCACAGGCGGCGTCTCTTTGACGCCGAACAGCCACTTGACAAAGCTTCTCATACCATCACCAGCCCTTTCGCCCGTTCCGGCGTGTTGTAGATGCTTCCTTGCCGCGACCCGTCAGACGATATGGCCCGGCCGATCGCCATGACCAACGCCACGATGCCGTCAATCTTCTCCGTGCTTTTCTTCTTGGACGGCTTCAGGTTCCCGGCCGCGTCCATTTCGACACTCACGTTGCTGGCCATCCAGCGCAGAACGGGGTTGCCGCCGTGCGCGATCTTCCCGCCAAGGACCAGCTTCTCAAGCTCTTTCGTGGGCGCGGACATGGACGCGAAGCCCTGGCCGAACGGGACCATCTCAAACCCGTCGCCAGCGAGTTGCGTCGTAAGCTGCGTCGAGTTCCAGCGGTCAATGGCAATCTCCCGGATGTTGAATTGCGTCCCAAGTTCGCGGATATCCTCTCGGATCACGTCGTAATCGATCACGTTTCCAGGAGTCAACTTGATAAGGCCCTCGCGCGCCCATGTGAGATAGGGGACCCGATCCCGCCGTTCCCGCGTGTGTGCGCTTTCCTCGGGAATCCAATATCGACTTACGGTAGCGCCGTTGTGCGGGAAGTAGAACTCAAGGGCGGCGATATCGGTCGTGCTCGCAAGGTCAAGGCCCGCGTAGCACTCTTGACCATCCACATCCTCAATGGCTCCGGCGCATTCATCCCATTTGTCCATTTGTAGCCACCGGACATCCTGCTCGGTTCGGATGTTCAGATGCAGCCGCTTGAACGTGTTTTCATAGGCCGGCGACTCCTGAGCCCGCTTGCACTCGCGTTCCAGGTATTCCGGGCTCACGGAGACGCCAAGGTTGGGGTTGGCCTTGGCCCAGATCTCCGGGTCCGTCCAATCGTCGTCAATCGATGCCTCGTAGATCACCGGCAGGAACGCGCGATCCTCAATGATCCCGTCACGGACCTTGCTGGCGTAGTCGTGCTTCCGGTTGCACACGGACGGCCGTTCAAAGTCAGAGGTCGTGATATGGACGATCATCGGCTGTGACCGGCTGCCCGTGCTCGTCAGGAGCACGTCCACAAGATCGGCGTTCGGCTGCGCGTGCAACTCATCGATGACGGCAAAGTGCGTATTGTACCCATGCTTCGTATTTGCATCGGCCGAAATGGCCTTGTAACTCGTGCCTTCCTTGGCGTACACGATGGATTTCCCGGTTGAGTAGACCTTGACGCGCCGTTCCATCTCGGGGCACTGAAACACCATGCCCTTGGCCTGATCGTACACGAGGCACGCCTGGTCCCGGTCTGCCGCGGCGGAATACAGTTCCGCGCCGGGCTCGTGGTCTGTGAACATGACCGCCAAGACAAGAGCCGCGATCAGAGTCGTTTTCCCGTTCTTGCGGGGCACGAACACAAAGCCCTCGCGGTATCGCCTCATCCCGTCCGCACGCTTCCAGCCGAAGAGATTGGCGACGATGGCCCGCTCCCATGGCTCAAGGATGAACTTCTGGCCGGCCAAGGCCCCCTTGACGTGCGTACAGGCTTCCTCGATGAACTCGATGGCCGTCAATGCGGCCGCAGGATCGAACCAGTCCCCAGGCGCGGCCGTCGCTACGGGGTCGTATCCGGGGATTCCCTGGATGATGGCAAGCCACTTTGCCGGGATCTTAGGCAGTGTCAAAGTGCCTCTCTACGCCCTTGCCGCGATTCTCCCGTGGGTTGACCGTCTCAATGGACAGGCCGGCGCGGGCAGATGGGGTCAGGCCGAACTCGCGTTCAAGCCGGATCAAGACCGGCGTCAGCTTTAGCAAGACGTTCAACTGGCCTTCCATGCGCGTTGTCGACACCTGGATGTATCGATCGACCAAATCACAATACCGGGCCAGGGCGTTCCGGTCGCAGATGGCCAATACGCCCATGGCCTCAAGTTGCGGAACAAGACGACGCCAGATGTTCTTCGCGCCCTTGCCCAACCAGTCCGGCCGGCGGGGGCGGGTACGGTCCGCTACGGGCTCATTGGCCCGGTTGCCGGCCAGGGGCGAACCGCGCATGGCAAGCACGTTAGTGGGGACTTTTGGGGGTCCGGGCAAGTCTCTAACCCTCGAAAAAAAAGACAAAGTTTGAATTCCGGTCTACAGATCGGACGTTTCCAGAAAAAACGCCCCCCCTACCACCGCCAAGGCCCATCGTGATAAATCCCTGCGTCTGGGTGTCCATCATTCCCCTGTCCCTGTCTTGCGTGAGTGACACGACTTGCACAGCGATTGCAGATTATTCAAGCTGTCCGTCCCCCCGCTGCGCTTGGCCTTGATATGGTCGACCTCCGTTGCAGGTACCGTCTGCCCGTAGGCACGACAGTGACGGCACAGTGGCTCAAGCCCGAGCTGCATCTTTCGCACGGATTGCCATCGTCGGTCATACCCGCGCCTTGCAGCGCTTGGCCGGTTGTCTGTGTCTGGCCTTGGGCCTGCTTGTCTCTGTCGCTGCACATGGGTCAGTGGTCTTGTGGGCATGGGCAAAAGAAAAAGCCAGCACCACTGGGATAGTGATGCCGGCTCTGGCCGATCTGTGCCGTGTTGTCAGTCGCGCATTGTCACGACTTGCTTCTTGATGTTGCACCTCCTGCATGTGATTACGGCTTGCAGGTAGGCGATAACCTCCAACCTTGAACTCTGAAACGCAATGCGACCGTTGCGAGACTTCGCCAGGAGGGTGTTACACTTATCGCATCTGTGTTGCTCCCATTCAGCATCCTTCATCGGGGCGCATTATAGCCGATGCGGGTTACGGTGTCAAGGCTTCTTGGCGTATTCATGCCGCCCCAGCCGGCAAACCCACAGGAGGATGTCGGCCACCCCAAGAGAGAACACGAAGATAATCGCCAGAAGGCCAATGCTTTCCAACACGTTCATTCCGCTCATCATTTTTCCTTTCCATCCCCATGCACAGGCACGGCCTCCCAATCGCCGCAGGAATCTTCAGGTTCCGTCATCGGCCATTCGGTAATTCCTGCATCTGGCCCAGACTGGATCACAACCGGCGCATGGCGCTTACACAACGCGTCCGTGTCGGTGAGATAGTGCCACCAAGTACAGGTGGGGCAGACCCGGTCTTCATCCATCACCGTCTCCTTATCAAAGCCCGTTGCCGTCTCACGCGCCGCCTGTTGGCCCTACGCATGAGCATCCGGCTGTTCCTGAAACCCACCCACCATTTGCGAA